GCCGGCCAGGGCCAGCCCCGCGATTTCCCCGTATGTCTGCCCGGTGCGGGCGCCTAGCTTCGATAGCTTGTCGATCGTGTCCGATGCCGCTTCGCCCATCGAATAGAGCGACCGGACCGCCGACGAAACGCCGGAAGCGATTTGCCCGAATAGCTGCGCCCCGGTTATCGCGGTGAGCGTCGACAAGCCGGACCGCAGCCCCTTTACATCGGCCGCCAGGCGGTCGAGAGCCGCGCCCGCCGTCTTCGTGCCAGCCACCAGGCCGGAGGTGTTCGCGGTGAACACGGCGGCGATCTTTGTCATTGCCATAGCTATTTACCTTCCAACTGCCGAGCGAATGCGGGAACCTTCTTCAGTTCGGCAATCATCTCCGCCTCAGTTTGCGGCCGGATCGGCTCCGGCTCCGCCTCCCGATACGTCGGGAGGAACCGCTTTTCGAACTCCGCATCCGTCCGGCCGCCGAGCGCCGCGCCCAACAGCGCGACCATCCGACCCGAACGCCGCCAATCGTCGCCCCAGGGTTCCAGGTCGTAGAAATGCCGCCACTCGCGTACCAGGTCCATAGGCATACGCGCCGCCAGCCCGTCTACATCCCAGGTTCCCAACGCCAGCGCCAGCCGGAACAGGAAAAGCCGCTCCGGCTCGCGCTCTAGTCTTTTTTTGCTTCGTCGCCCGCCTCCGGTGCCCGCAACACGCTCGACCAGGCCGCAACGTAGATTTCCATTACCGCGGCAATCGGCATCGCTTCCAAAACCTCCGCGCCTTCGTCGGGAAACATCCGCGTCCCGTCCGGGTTCGCCAGGACAACCGCGACCGTTGCCAGAATCAAATCGGCCGGCGCCGGCTTCCCGTCGAGAGCCCGGTGAGCCATTGCCAGGGAATGCCACTCCGGAAACGTCGGATAGCGCAGGTCGACCGCGCCGCCCAACTCCGCAACCTCTACCGACTCCAGGCGGACCGGGGCCGCTAAAACCTGTTGAATCGCTTCCTTGGTCAATCGTGCCACCGTTTCTTTCATCTGCCGTTCCATCGTTAAAACCCTTTCAAGTGAATTGAAATTCCATCGTCGTGCGAACCAACTCTCCAACCGAACCGCTTACCGTGAATTTCGTCGGAAACGCTTCGTAGTCGACCTCGCCCCAGGGGCCGGAGATAACGAGCCGACCAGGCCCGCCAACGTCCAGGGCCGAGAGCGTCGGGGCCGCCAGCATTTCGACAGATGCCGTACCGGGCGAGATGGGGCCTGGTTGCAACTGCCGGACGACTCGCGACGCGTTGCCGGCTCCGACGACCAGGGAGCCCAGGCTCGTTACATCCGACTCCGAACAGGTCGCCGGCGTTGCGTTGAACCGGACGAATCCGCCGATCCGGGCGCCATTGAAAAAAACGGAAGTGCCTTGCGCGTCGGGGAATGCCATCGAATTCGACCTCCGTTCCGGATCGCGGAACTAGGCCGCATCGACTGCAAACTCCGCGGTCCCCTTGAGAACTTCACCGACGGCCGCCTCCGCGTCGTACTTCGTGCAACGGGCGTTCCCCGAAATGCCGAGCGTCGCGCAGGCAATCGGATACGCCTTATCCGTCGGCGGTTCCTCCAGGCCCAGGAAACTGACAGTCACAACGGCCGCGACGCCCTTGTTCGGGTCGTCGAGCAATGGAGCATCCTGGAAAACGCGTTTCGAGCCGCTTGCCAGGTCGAGCGTCGATACTTCGACTTTATCGCCGGCGGACGAACCCGAGACGGCTTTCTTGATGTTCGTGCATTTGAATTCCGCGCCGTTGAACGTAAACGTCGTGCCTTGGGAATCGGGGAATGGCATGGGGCTAAGTCTCCCGGTAGCGGATTTCGAAAAGTAGCTGGACGGTGTATGTCGGCTTCCCCTCGCCGGCGAAATCAACGGGGTCGCCGTCGCTTTCGTCCGTCAGGAACGCGCGTTCGATTGTGACCGTGCCCCCGTCCCCCTTGAAGTTGTCCAGGCCGCGGCGGATCCGGTCCGCCAGGGCCTTCCCGTCCAGGTATGTTTCCGTATGGACCCAGACGGAAAACGACGCCACGGGAACACAAGCGTTTTCCGTCGTAACCCGCTCCCGGACGGTGCCGCTACGCTGGTAAATAATCAGCGGGGGCATGGAGTTTTCCGGGGCGATAACCGGGAAAACCCGGCATCCGGTCGCCGCCTCCAGGGCCGAGCGTAGCCATTGTTCGGGGTATCCCATTAGCGCCTCCGGTTTGCCAGGTATCGGGGCAATTCACGCCCGGCAACCTCCAGGGCCGCCGACAAATGCAGCCCGATAGAGGATTGGATGCCGGGGGCCATAGCGTTAAACGTCGTCCGCAGGAACCAACGCGGGGAAACCGCCCCGCGGTTCGCGCCCGTAGCCTTTACCTTTCGCTTCCCCGTGCCCTGTTCAATCCATAGGGCATGGTTTCCCTTGCCCTCCCCGCGGGCGAATCCGACTTTCGTGTAGAAAGAACCGTGGTTGACCTTATTTGTGAATTTCGTGATCGACCTGATACTCCGCCGCAGGGCGCCCGGCTTTATGGTCGACTTCTTCCCCGATCCGGCCAGGTAACGGCCGCGGGAATCGCGGGCGACGGCCGCCGTCTTGAACCGCTTCCCCTTGAACCGCGGCGTCGCCGCCCGCAGCGCCGGCAGGAACGGTTTAACCGCCCGATTCATGGCGGCTTTTATATGTTTCTTCGCGAGTGCCTTCGGCAAATCCCGGAAGCCGGCCGCCAACGCCCGGCAGTCTCCGGCATAGGAAAGCGAATCGAAAACGACGATTTCGTTTGCCATTAGCCGCGTTCCTCGCAGGACAATTCGTGTTCCTGCCGGTGGCCGCGCTCGACAACGCCGGAGATATACAGAATGCGATCGTGCCGGGATTGCCAACGAATGCGGAACGCGCCGCGGATGCCGGGGACGTAGCGGCATCGGACCATATGCGACAGTTCGCCCCCAGGCTGTTGCCGGCGGACCGTCTCCGAATACGAAATGGCTTCGACGCTTGCCCGCCGGACCGCAAACGTCTCCCAAGTCTGAACCGATTCGCCTAGAGCGTTTTGCGATTCGATCGGCGCCTCTATGACGATCGTTTCCCGGAGGGGGCCGCCGCGCATCCTAAAACCTCCCGTTCCAGGACTCCGACGCCAGGAGCGCGTCGACCGCGTGAGGCATGACGATTGCTCCCGAATCCGTCGCGACCGATTCGCGGTTTTCGTACCAGTGTCCGACCAAGAGTTTTAGAGCCGCGCGTATCTGGGCGGGGACTTCCTCCGCCGTCCGGTAGCCGGCCCAAAACTTGACCGATACCGACGATTCGCAACAGACATTCGGCCAGCCGCGGCGACGCCGCAGGACCGCCGGGAAAACGTCGTCGTCGATCGCGTAGGCTCCGCGCTCTATGGTCGTCTTTCCGCCGTCGCCGTCCCTTAGAACCGCCTCGAAAGGGTGTTCGTCGTCGAGCAACAGCGGGGGCATCGGGATTGCCACGCCGGCCGAGCAACAGGACTCGCAGCCCAGCCGCTCTAGCCTCGCCGTCCACCTGGTCGCCGTCGTGCAAGAACCGAGCCGGCTTTCGATGAAGCGCCGGCCGGCCGCTATCAACCCTTGGATATAGGCGTCGTCTTCCGCCTGGTCCGGCATAACGCGCAGATGGTCTTTCATATCGAATAGCGAAACCGGCTCGACCTCCGGCTCCGCCAGCCGCCGGAGGGAATGGTATTGCAGCGCGTTTTGATGGTGCCGGTTTCCGCAAATCATCCGCCGCCCTCCCGATATGAAAAACCCCCGGCGCCGAATCCATCCGACGCCGGGGGCTTATGAATCCGAGCCGCCCGAATTACTTCTTCAGCGCGACGACGTAAGAAGGCGAATGGTTGGACCAGGCATACCGAGCCGTCGCCCGGTAAACCACCTGGTCGTACTCAAAAGCACGATCGGTGCTGGCCGCAACCTGGAGCCCGGCCGGCTTATAGCCCATAGCACAAGCTGACGCAAAATCGCCATAGAGCGCCAGCGTGTCCGCGGGCATCTCAAGGCACTGGTAAACCGGCGCCCCGTAGATAACCGGCCGAACACTGTCCGCGATGCTGGCGCCGATCGCCGCAGCCGATACGCCCATGATCTTGCCCCAGCCTTCGGGGCTCACGATCCACGACCGTTGCCGGGCGTTCGGGTTGACCGCAGCCACGACGCCGGCAAGCGCCGTCGGGGTGAGGTTCGCCGGAGCCGTAATCACGTTCCCGGCCGGAATCGCACCGATCAGACCATCGACGCCGGCGGCGGCGTCACCGAGGAGCCAGGTCTTGTCAATCTTCTTCGCGAACGCGTAGGCGAACTGGCTGGCGACCAGCGACGCGACCGAAATGTACGCGTCTTCGATCAGTTCGTTGGAAACCTGCGCCCGTGCGCCGATCTTCTTCAGGTCAAGCACGGCCCGCTTCGTGTCGATCTTGACCGGCTTGATCTCGCAGTTTTCGAGATAGAACTCCGCTTCTTCGGTCATCTCCGCGATCGGCAAATACATGCCGTTCGTGTTCACCTGGTAGGTGCTGACGACCTGGACACAGGTAGAGCTATACGTCAGGAGATTGATGATCCCCCGGTACAGTTCGTAATTGACCAGTTCTGAACCCTTGCCGTCGTAGGTTGGCGCCATGCCGCCCATCGAATTCGGTTCTTCGGTGGCCCTTGAGAAATCGCCGCGCAACTCGCCGCGGGCCAGGCTCCGGAGGTAGCGGCCGGCAGATTCGGCATCCGCCACCGAATCGAATCCGTTGATCTTGCCATGCGAAACCAGCGACCGCGAAACGGGAGCCGGGGCAGGGGCGGGGACGACGACGCCGGCCGCGTTGGTGGCAGGCTTGACGGCCTCCGCCTTGCTCCGGGCCTCCGCCAGCCGGTTCGCCAGGTTCGCGCGGGCCGTCAGGCTCTCAAGACTCTTGAGGCATCGTTCCGACGCTTCAGCATGGGCGGCGACGGCGGCTTCCCCTTCGGGGGCCTCAGTCTCCAGGGCCGCCAGTTCGGCCGAAACCTTATCCATTTCCTCCGCGATCTTGACCTGTTCCGCGTTCATTAGACATTCGCTCCCGTGAAAAATAGGAACCGGGAACGAATGCCCGGCCGCCAAAAAAATAAACCGAGCGGGTTCGCCCTTGAAGTTAGGGGGCAGACGCAACCCGGACCGGCTCGACCTTTTGGAAACGCCGGAACCGCTCCGCGTTCCATTCGATAAACGCCGACAGCTTGCCGGCGTCGGAATATGTCGGATCGACGCGACGGGCCAGGGCCAGAATCGCCCGGCAGTAGCGTTCCATTTCGAGCGCGTGCGATTCGGTTTCCTCGCGACGCTCTAGGCCCAATTGCCGGCGGGCCAGCGTCCCGTGGACATAACAGGTCCATTCCTCGACGAGATAAATCGGCTCCCGGTCCCAATCCCGCCGCTGGTCGACCATGTAGAGTTTGTAGATTCGCCCGCGTTCCTTCGGGGGAATCGTCGCCGCCACCTGGCCGATCGTGAGCCGCGGATGCCGGAGGTAGACCGCCTGGCCGTCGAGCAAGTAGATAGCGTGAGCGCCCTTTACTCGCGGGAGCCGGACGCATACCCCGTGCGAGCCCTCATGCGTCCATGTCACCAGGTCCGTCGGCTCCGTCTGATCGCGCCAATACGTTGGGTCCGGGAGCCGGCGGAGAACATCCGCCAGGACCGGCGGCGACGACTTGAGCGGGGGCCGGACGACGGAGGGGCCGGAGACAAATTCAAGAGCCGGCGCCGGCGACTGTACCGAGGGTTCCGGCTCCGGGTTCCCCGGCTCCGGCTCCGCAGTTTTTGCAGGAGGAACGGCCGTATCCTCCACAGTCTCCGGGGCCGGCTCCGACGGGGCCAGCCGGGGAACGTCCATATCGGCGGCCGGCTGCGATGGATCAGCCTGGCCGGGCCGTGAACGCTCCGCCGGCTGGCGGGCCGTGGAGAAGCAAGAAACAAAAACGACCAGCAACAGCATCGCAGCGACTAGGCGCATTTCGAAACCCCATCCATGAGGAACGAAATGGAACTAGCGAACGATAACGACTGTTTCCGCGTGACGGGCCGCAACAGCGGCGGCGCGACGCTCCAGGCGGTCGACCTTGCGGACCCAGTGGGGCCGGGGGCAACAGACCGTCTCCGTCTTCGTCGTCGTAGTGGTCGTCGTAGTGGTCGTCTTCTTCGGCTCGACCTTGGGGGCGTCCTCGACGACGACGACAACCTCCGCGGATGCCGGGGCCGCGAACAGGAGAGCCAGGAACAGGGCAGCAAAACGCATAGCGGAAACTCCAGGGGGGCTATTGGAAAACTTGCGTCCAAAACGACCGGCCGCCGGCCGATCGCCCCAACCCTACCCCGATAGTTTTCGCCCTTGAACTTAGGATGTTCGCCCGGTGGCCGGGGGAATTCATCCAAACCCGCATAACGCCCTCCGGCGTATCCTGGCCGGTCGCGACGTTTTCACGGTAGCCGGCCGACGAATGGCCCATCGACCGGCGCGACGCTTGCGTTCGGCTCCAGCCACGCGCGAACGCCGATAGCTTCGGGCAGACCTTGAGCGGAGCCAGGCCGTAGCGCGAACGCTCCCGGTTCACCAACTCCGCTACGCGCGCTTCGTCGGCCTCCGACGGAACCCATGCCGGGGCCGCCGGCGCTAGGGCGCACTGCGCCACCAGGCCGAGAAACAATAGAACCGAGAACAGGCGAAACACGGTCAACGCGCCCGCAGCCGGGCCGCCTCCGCCGCAGCACGGGCCGCGATCGCCCGCGAACGGACGCTCCGCCAGGCCGCCCGCAATTCCTCGACGGCCGGCTCCGGAATGGCCGGCTCCGGCCGCGCCGATGCCGCCCGCCAGGCTTCGTAGCTTCGGACGCTGGTTTCCGTCGCCATGTATGCCGGGTTCGTGACCAGGGAGATATCGTAAAGGCCCGAAACCGCGCGAATGGTCCTCACGGTTCCGTCCTCCGTCTGTTCGAATGTTTCATCCGCGAAATCGACCGTGAACGCGAACGACGCCCCGAAAACATCGGACCGCCTGGTTAGGGAAATAAGATCCCGAGCCAGTTGCGTATCGGGCGGGTCGATTTCGAAACGGAGCCCTACGTCGTCGGCAGAAAGCCGCAGCGTCCCCGATGAGGTTCGGCCGAGCAACTGCGCCGGGTCGTGATTCCAACAGGCAATACAATCGCCCTCCCGCTTCGACGCGGCCGACGGCCGGCCGGGGCCATCCTGCCGGCGGGCCAGGACGTTATCGAATGCGCCAGGCAAGAGGATTTCCTTGAACCCGCCCAGGTCTTGCGATAGGGAATTGAACACGGCCGCCAGCCCGCGGAAAACCATTCGGCCATCCCCGCGTTCCTCCAGGCAAACCGCCTCCGGAACTTCGGCCAGCGGGACCGATCGACGTTCAATTTCCATTCGTCTCCCCCATTGCTTCGGGTTCGTTCGCCGCCTCGACTTCGACCGCGGCCTCCGCGACCGCCTCGACGGATTCCTCCGCCGGCGTTTCGGTTGCTTCCTCCGCCGGGGGCTCCGCGCCCTCTACCATTGCCTTGACTAGAACCGGGTCCAGTTCGGGGAACGCCGCCAGAATAAGCGCCTCCGCCGATGCCGCCGTGATCGTGCCGGCCGCGACCGTCTGGAGGATTGCCAGGACCGCCGTACTTGTGGCGGGGTCCGCCTGGTCCTCCGGCTCCGCGACCCGCGACAGCGGGGAAAGGTTGTTCGCCGGGAGGTAGTATTCGTCCGCGCCGGCCGACGCGATCGGCGGCATATCTTCAAGCCGTCGAATATCGTTCGGGCTCAGAGCCCCGAGCGCCGACAACGCCCCGTAGTAAGCCGAGCGGGCCGCCGAATCGCCGCGCAGCATCCCGCGAACGTCGAGCCGAATTGAATAACCAGGCATCCCGGAGAGTAGCGAACGCTCTAGGGCCGACTCGACCCGCCGGCACCAGGCGACAAGCGTGTTTTGCAGGAACGATAGCTGTTCCTGTTCCGCGTTCGAAAACGTCGACCGGGAGTTTTCCCCGATCATGCTGCAAGGAACGCGCATCGCGCGGGCGATTTCCTGGACCAAGAAAACCCGCATTTCGATGAGTTGGGCGGATTCGTTCGACGCGCCGGATAGTTCCTTGATCGTGATTCCGTTCGGCAGAATCGCCGTCCGCCCGGCGTTTTCGCTCCCGCGGTGCATTCGTTCCCAAGATTGCCGCAGCTTGTCGGCGGCCTCCGGCGGGATCGGTTGGTTCGATTCCATGACGACGCCAGGCCGCGCGTCGTTTTGCCAAAACTTTTGGGAATAGCGGTCCATCGACCGCACCAGGCCGATAATCCCCGATTGAAGCGACAGCGGGACCATCCCTAGGTAGCCGTTATCCGACAGCCACCGTATATGGCAAACCTGGTCGTCGGTGAATTGCCGCGGAGGTAGGCCGATTTCGTTGAACGTGTAGACGAGCGCGTTATTCGCCAGCCGCGATACGGAAACTTGCGACGGGTGCATAGGCCAAAGTTCGACAACCCGGCCGGCCCCGTCGAAAACCTTTCGGGCGAAACCATTGCCCCAGGTCGCCGTATGGGCGACGAGCGTTTCCCGGAATTCGTAGGACGATTGCCAGGGGTTCGGCCGATCGTGCAAGAGCGTATAGAGCGGATGGTCGACCGCCTTGTCCGCCGTACCGTCCGGGTTGAGCCGGTAGAGATGGCAAGGCAATTGAGCGACCGACTCCGACAAAACGCGAACGCAGGCCAGGAACGCCGATACCTGGAGTGACGAAACGGGATCCGCTTGGAACTTTGCCGCCGTCGATTCGTCCGACCAGTTGATAGGGGGCAACGTCGTGCCGCCCCAGGCGGACCGCATTTCCAAAAGCCGGTAGGCGTCGTCTGTTTCGTAGCCGGGGGCGGCGTCAATCATAGTTCGATTAGATCCCAAGATTGAGCCGCCTTGACCTGCGCGGAGGAATGCAAGCCGAGCGCCATAGTTAGGGCAACGATGCCGTCTATTTTTTCGGTCGATGCCTTCTTCGATGGGCGGATATTGCCGTTCGCGTCTTCCTGGACCGCGACGTTTCCAGCCATCCACGAAAGAACGGGCGATTGGTGCCGCAACTTCCGACCGACGACCAGCGTTTCGAGCAACTTTGACGGGGCCGACATAGCCCCGAATCCTTGCGAGAAACCATAGACTTCGATTCCGTCCCCTTGAACTTGCGTCATGGTCGCCGCCGCGTTCCAGCGGTCCGCCGCCAGGCCCATAACCTGGTGCGCCGCCGCATATTGGCGGATATGCTCCCGGACTACCCCGTAATCGCAAATATCCCCGTCCGTCCCGATTATGTGACCCTCGCGCAGCCATTGCGCGTAGGGAATCCGGTCTTTCAGTTCCCTTTCGGCGGCATTCTTCCGGGGGACGAAAAAACGGCAGTCAACGTCGTAGGTTCCATCTTCCGACGGGAACAGCGCGACCAGGGCCGTAATGTCGTAGGTACTTGCCAGGTCCAGGCCGAGCCAGCATTGCCGGCCGGCCAGGGGAACCGGGGGCGGGAGGTTGCCGGCGGCCCAGGTTTCCGGGGAGAACCAACGAACGTCCGATTGCGTGGGGACGTTCAGCCGGTAGCGGAGCCAGGAATTGAGGGACGCCGGCCGGGCGCGGGCCTCCGCGGCATCGGCCGCGAACGACTTTTCCGAAATCGTGACCCCGAGCGACGGGTTCGCCTGGCGCCAGAGCTTCGGGTCGAAATACTTTTCCGGCTCCGACTGTTCCGGGGCCGCGTAGACCTTCCCGAAAAACGTCGGGTCAACGGACGGGTCCGCCTGGACCCGTTCCGCGTACTGCCATTGGTCCCACCAGATAGCATTCGGGCCGCGGTCGAAACCGGCCGTCGAGATGCTTATGAGCAAGCTAGCGCGCCGCGCAGCCCCCGCGTAGCGTAAAGATTCAAATAAACGGCGGTCCCGCTGCGCATGCAATTCGTCGAACAGGATAGCGCTCGCGTTGATACCCTCCGCCCGGAAATTGTCGCCGGAGAGTACGGAATACCGCGAGTAGCTTTGCCGGTGGACGATCGTGTTCCGACTCTCGACGACCTCCAGGTTTTTCGAGAGAAACGGGGACGACTTCGCCAGCGCGAAACATTCGCGGGCGATAATGCCAGCTTGGAAGCGGTCCGCGGCGGCCGAATAGACTTCCGCGCCTGGCTCCCCGTCCGCGAATAGGAAGTAGAGCGCGAGAGCGGATAGAAGCGTCGATTTCCCGTTTTTCTTCGGGGTGAAGATAGCCGCCGTCCGGTAGCGGCGCCGGCCCTCCGCGTCGACCCAGCCGAACAGCGGTTCCAGAATGTCTTTCCGTTGCCAATCCATGAGCCGGAACGGCTGGCCGGCCCATTGCCCCTTGGAATGGATGCAAAAGGTTTCGATAAACCGGCAAACCCGGTCTGCCTTCGCCTGGTTAAAGACGTAGCCGGGGACGTATTCGGGCCGATCGTAGCCAGGCGGTCTATCCTTCGGCGGCCGGCCGCGGGGCCGCGATGCCTTCGCCATAGGCTATTGAGCCTCCCGGAGAAAATCCGCCATCGGGTCCGCTTCCTGTTCATGGACCGTGGCGCCCGATCGGCTGGCCGGGGTGAGCCCGAATTCGCATTCAAGGCGAATTAGTTGGGTTCCATATTGAATCAACAGCGACGTTTCGGGCCGCGGGGACAGCATTCCGGACGCCTTGACGTAGACCTGGCCCTCTTTCCGGACGATCCCGTAGCATTCGTGCCATAGCTGATGGAGCCGGCAATACCGCGCCCATGTCTCCCGCTCCGACTTGCCCCATACCCGCATGGTTGAGAGCATCGGGACCGACTCGTTCCATTTCTCCAGGGCCAGGCCCTCCAGGTCGTCCGGCGGTTCGATGCCGGATGGGGACGACTTCGGTTCCGCTCGTTGGATGGCGGTTAGGTTTTCTTTCCGCGGGTTCCCCTGGAGAATCTTGAGAACCGTTGGCGTTTTCCGCGGGCCGCGTTTTCCCATGCGTTCCGTCGCTTTCGGGTGTTGTGGATTCCGAACTAGGATAATTTCCGCCGCCGAAATCGTCCATCAACTCGAGGAAATCCGCAGGCAGC